GTTCCAACAATCAAAAGATATTATGTGGAATATGCTCAAGGAACTGTTAGAAGGGACAGATTTAATAGAGACAACCCACGAGAATACAGCTACTATGACTTTGGTCAACGGTAGGAGGATTAGCTTAAAGGGTTCAGATAGACCAGATACTCTGAGGGGAATAGGTCTATCTTATGTAGTACTAGATGAATACGCCTCTATGAAGGTAGAAGTATGGGAACAGATAATTCGTCCTACCCTAGCAGATGTAAAAGGTGGTGCTCTATTTATAGGTACACCAGCGGGGAAGAACCACTTCTACGATATATGGCAAGAAGCTAAGGATGAGAAGAAGGAAGATTGGGAGGCATTCCAATATACTTCAGTAGATAATCCTCTACTAGACCCTGAAGAGATAAAGACAGCTAGGGATACTATGTCTACCCAAGCATTCAGGCAGGAGTTCGAGGCAAGTTTTGTCTCATTTACAGGTGGTATATTTAAGGAAGAATGGATTAAGTATGATAAAGAAGAACCTAAAGAGGGTAATTATGTCATTGCGGTTGACCCTGCGGGTTTTGAGAAAGTGGAGAAAGAGCGTGGTCTCAAAGGTTCTAAGTTGGATGAGACAGCTATCGCAATCGTCAAGATTGATGGTGACCACTGGTGGGTTAAAGATATACTCCACGGTAGGTGGCATATCAAAGAGACTGCTACAAAGATTCTCAACAGTGCAATCGAAAATCAAGCGACTATTGTAGGGATTGAGTCTGGTTCACTGAAGAATGCAATAATTCCTTATCTAGAAGATGAGATGAGGTCTACAGGTAGGTGGGTAGTAATTACAGATGTAACTCACGGTGGTAAGAAGAAGGCAGATAGGATAACTTGGTCACTCCAAGGTAGACTAGAACACGGTAAGATAACATTCAATAAAGGCCACTGGAATAAAGATTTTGAATCTCAGTTACTAGAGTTCCCTACTTCAGGGACACACGATGATATGGTAGATAGTTTGGCGTATATAGACCAAGTAAGCGTAGCGGACTTTATGCACACTATAGAATTAGATGATGACTGGACACCAGTCGATGACATAGCAGGATACTAGAATATATGGCAAGTAATTACAATTCAGATGAAAATGATTATAGAGCACTAGCAGGTTGGTTGTCTACCCGTCTAGAACAATGGCGTAATCATAGAGATAATAATTACCTCAAATCTTGGGATGAATACTATCGTCTATGGCGTGGTATGTGGACTTCAGAAGACCAGAACCGTAAGTCAGAGAAGTCGAGGATAATAACTCCTGCCCTACAACAGGCAGTAGAGGCTAGTGTAGCAGAGTTAGAGGAAGCTACCTTCGGTAGAGGTAAATGGTTCGACTTATCGGACGATATATTAGATAAAGAACCTCAAGATGCTGAATTAATTCGTAATCTCCTACAGGAAGATTTAGAGGGAGCAGGTGTAAAGGACTCTATATGTGAGGTATTCCTAAATGGTGCTATATACGGAACAGGAATAGCTAAAATTATAACGGAAGAGAAGGTAGAGAGGAGACCTGTAGAACAACCAGTAGAAGGTACTATGACTACCATCAGGAATTTAGAGGAATATATCTCAGTAGATGTAAGAGTAGAGGCTGTATCCCCTAAAGAATTCCTCATAGACCCTAGTGCTAATTCAATAAATGAAGCCCTAGGAGTAGCTCACGAGGTATATAAGCCACGATATGTACTATCTGAGGGTATGGCTAAAGGGGTATATAGAGAAGTAGATATAGAGGCAGATACGGACGTAGTCCAAGTAGGCTTCGACCCTGAATATATAAATAGAGATGCCTCAGACCAAATTAAGATATGTGAATATTGGGGTAAAGTACCAGCTAAATTCCTCAATAAGAAAGAAGATAATGATGATTTCGAGTACGATGCTGATGAGTTAGTAGAAGCAGTAGTAACTATAGCTAATGATGAATACATCTTGAGAGCTGAAGAGAATCCATTTATGATGGTAGATAGACCTTTCGTCTCTTATCAGCACGACCTAGTCCCTAACAAGTTTTGGGGTAGAGGGGTCTGCGAGAAAGGCTATAACCCACAGAAAGCATTAGATGCAGAGATGAGAGCTAGAATAGACTCTCTAGCACTAACTACTACTCCGATGATAGCTGCAGATGCTACTAGATTACCTAGAGGTATCAAATTAGAAGTTAGACCGGGTAAGACTATACTTACTAACGGAGACCCTAGACAGGCTATTATGCCTCTCACTTTAGGACAGACAGACCCTCAGACATATAATCAAGTAGCTGCCCTCCAGAATATGATTCAGATGGGTACTGGTTCTGCTGATATGGGAGTACCTGATAGGGCTACTTCCAGTGGTATGTCTATGGTACAATCCGCTTCAATCAAGAGACAGAAACGTACACTGATGAACTTCCAAAATACATTCTTAATCCCTATGATTAATAAATCAATGTGGAGAAAGATTCAATTCGATGTAGATAGGTATCCAGTGACAGATTATAAATTCATCCCCTACTCTACTATGGGTATTATGGCTAAAGAATTAGAGATGCAACAGATGGTCTCTATGCTACAGTCAATTCCGAAAGACTCTCCCGCTTTCAATGTCCTGTTGTTAGCAGTCTTCCAGAATTCTAGTATCCATAATAGAGACCAAGTAGTACAAGCCTTAATGCAAGGTATGCAACCAGACCCTCAGCAACAACAGATGCAACAGATGGGTATGCAATTACAGATGGAACAAGCTAAGGCTGACATACAGAAGACACTAGCTGAGGCTCAGGAAGAACAGACTAAGGCTATGAAGAATGCTGCTGAAGCAGGTACTAAACAACCTAATGAGTTAGATATTCAAGAGAGAATAGTAGGCTTACAGAAAGAATTAGCTAATATAGAGAAACTTAAGGCTGATACAGATAATACTAATTCAGAGACATTCAGGAATATACCAGAGATAGAGCACCTCAAATCGGAGACAATGCTGAACTATGCCAATGCCTACAGTAAACAGTAATAAAGAATATTACTACGACAGATTACATTTAATAGAACAAGATGGATGGAGAGCTCTCATAGGAGAGTTAGAAAATCTCGAAGACATCTATAACAAATTAGACTCAATAGAGTCTGAGAAAGACCTTTGGTTCGCTAAGGGTCAGTTGTCAATCTTAAGACAGATATTGTCTATAGAGGACACAACTAAACGAGCGATGGAAGAACTAGATTTATAGCTCCATCATATATACAATAACTTCATAACCCCACAGGGGCGGAGATTAACGAAATGAGTAATATAGTAGTGGACGCTGATGACACAGAAAATTCAGCAGTAGTAGAAGAAGAGAGCACTCAACCAATAACTGACGAGTCAATAGATACAGGAGAAACAGTAGAAACAGAATATGCTGAACCTGTAATCCCTGATAAGTTTGCTGGTAAGAGTACAGAAGATATAATAGATAGTTACACTAATCTCGAAAAGGAACTAGGGCGAAAAGCTCAGGAAGTTGGAGAGTTAAGGAAATTATCTGATAGTTTTCTACAGGCTGAAGTAGCCAGACAGCACAATCCACAAAGTAACACTCCATTAGAAACTGAAGATAATGATACGTCTAGTGATTTCTTTGATGACCCTAATAAGGCTGTCAATGATATGATTAACAATCACCCTAAGTTTCAAGAATTCCAGAGGTTTCAAGCTCAACAGGCACAAGCAGGAGCTAAATCCCAACTGGAAAACACACATCCTGACTTTACTAAAGTCGTTCAAGACAAAGGTTTTCAGGAGTGGGTTCAGGAAAGTCCCATCCGTATGCAGATGTTTCAAGCAGCAGATGCCTATAACTTCGATGCAGCTAATGAGCTATTGAATAATTGGAAAGACAGGTCGATGATTTCCAAGACTCAAGAAGTCAAACAGAAAGCAGAAGTAGATAGAAAACAAGCACTTAAGGCAGGTACAACGGAATCAAGGACATCTACTAACCCACAAGGAGGCGGTAAGACATATAGACGTGCTGACCTAATCCGATTAAAAATGGAAGACCCTAACAAGTATGAGTCATTACAAGATGAAATTTATACGGCTTATTCAGAAGGTAGGGTTGTTTAATAAAAAGCTATAACTTAAAGGAGTTAATTTAAAATGGCAAATATGACAAGAACTACGGCAGCTAAGTTCATCCCAGAGATTTGGTCGGATGAAGTCCTAGCTACGTATAAAGGCAACTTAGTTGCAGCGAACTTAGTTCGTAATTTAAACCATCAGGGTAAGAAAGGGGATACAATCCACATTCCTACACCGGGTAGAAATTCAGCATCTGCTAAAGCAGCAAATACTGAAGTAACTTACGTTACAGATACAGCGACACACACAGATGTTGTCATCAATCAACACTTCGAGTGGACAACTCGAATTGAAGATATAGTAGAGCTTCAAGCATTAAATTCTATGCGTAGGTTCTATACAGATGACGCGGGATACGCACTAGCTAAAAATATTGATTCTAAGATTATCACTGACTTAGATGGTGCTTCAGCTCTTACTGGCGGTAATGCAGTAATTGCTCTTGTGACAGATTGGGATGCTTCAATACTGATTGCAATCGAAAATCTAAATGATAATGATGTCCCTGTGAATGACCGTTCTTTAATCGTGACACCGTCTTGTATGACTGCGTTGATGACTGAACAGCGTTTTACAGAGCAACAGTTCATAGGTGATGGTAACGCTATAAAGACCGGGAAGATTGGGCAAATCTATGGTGTAGATGTATATATGTCTACTCAAGTAGGTACTGGTAACACTGAGAAGGCTTTCTTATTCCAGAAAGATGCTCACGTACTAGCTACTCAAAGGTCAATCCGTACTCAGACTCAATACCAACAAGAGTATCTAGCTGATATATTCACAGCTGATACTGTATATGGTACTAAAGTTGTACGTCCGGGTTCTATCCAAGAACTTAGTTCGTAAGTTTAACCACAGAGCTCTCTCCTTGATTGGGGAGAGTTCTACATTAAACTTAGGAGGAATATAGAAGTATGAGATTAAGCAAGAAAAAAAGATTGGCTCTAGCAGTTAAAGCTATGAGACGTAGATTAAATAATCCATAGGGGTGGTATATGGCGATAGATAGAGGATACGGAATTGCTACATCTTCAGTAATAGCAGATAGTTATGATTTAGATTCACTGATAGCTAATACTGAGGCAGCAAAAGCCGCAGCCTTAGTAGCTCAAACAGCAGCAGAATTAGCTCAAACAGCAGCAGAATTAGCTGAAACTAATGCTGAGACTGCTGAAACTAATGCTGAGACTGCTGAAACAAATGCTGAAACTGCAGAGACGGCTGCAGCGAGTAGTGCAACTACAGCTACAACCCAAGCAGGTTTAGCTACAACTAATGGTGCAGCACAGGTTACTCTGGCAACAGCACAGGTTGCTCTAGCTACAACTCAAGCAGGTTTAGCTACCACTAATGGTGCAGCTCAAGTTACTCTTGCAACAACTCAGGCTACTAATGCAGCTTCTTCAGCTACAGCCGCAGCTTCTTCAGCTACTACAGCTACTACACAGGCTAGTACAGCAACAACTCAAGCTGGCATAGCAACTGCTAAAGCTGTTCTTACGGCAGCCGATGTAGTTCTTACTGCGGCAGATGTAGTATCAGCAGAGGCAGATAAGGTTCAGACTGGTTTAGATAGAGTTGCTACTGCAGCTGATAAAGTTGCTACTAATGCCGATGTAGTCCTAACTGCAGCCGATGTAGTGTCCTCCGCAGCGAGTGCTTCTACAGCTACCACACAAGCTACTAATGCTTCTACTTCAGCCTCTACCGCTACTACACAGGCTAGTGCAGCTAGTACATCAGCTACCAACGCAGCTACTAGTGCTACATCAGCAGCTACTCAAGCTACCACAGCTACTACTCAAGCCACAGCAGCAGCAGCTTCAGCGACAGCAGCAGCAGCTTCGGCAGACTCATTCGATGATACTTACTTAGGTGCTAAAGCATCTGACCCAACATTAGATAATGATGGTGATGCTCTGACGGCAGGTGATATGTACTTCAATACTACTACCGATATTATGAAGGTGTATGACGGTGCAGCTTGGGGTAACGTAGCTCTATCAGAAGCTACAGTAGTAAGCAAGACTTCAGCCACTGGTTCTGGAGTTCTTCCAGCAGGTACAACAGCACAACGAGATGGCACACCTAGTGCTGGTTATCTGAGATTTAACACGACAGATACTTCAGCAGAAATATATGATGGCTCAGGCTGGGCAGCAGTAGGTGGAGGTAACTCAACTACAGAAGGTCTATATGAACACGCCCACACCATAGCTGCTAACTACAGCATAACCTCTGGCAACAACGCCCTCACGGCAGGACCAATTACAATTAATA